TTATAAGCACAACAAACCATAATCATAATGGAGATTATCAAGTTAACAATTTTATTGCAGGCTATGCAAATACTGTTTCAGCTTGTAATGCCATTATTTTTCGTATGGCATCAGGAAATATAGATTCGGGTACAATAGATTTGTACGGAGTAAATTAATAACAACAATAAGGAGAAACAAACATGCCAAGATATAAAATGGTCAACGGTGAAAGAATCCAATTCACAGCAGCTGAAGAAACAGCTAGAGATGCTGAAGAAGCAGCTTGGGCTGATGGTGCTGTAGCAAGAGCACAGGCTAGCCTAAGAGCTAAAAGAAATCAACTTTTAGCAGAGACAGACTTTTATGCTTTATCTGATGTTACTATGTCATCTGACATGACAACATACAGACAAAATTTAAGAGACCTGCCTGATGGGAAAGACACTGTTGAAAAATGTGAAAATGCTACATGGCCAACTAAACCATAGTTAAATGGCTAAACGCAAATCCCTCATAGGCGTTAACAATTTTGTAAAAGAAACTAAAAAGAAACGACCTGGGAAACACAGTAAAAAATATAATAAACGAGTGCCCAAGAGATCTAAAAATAGAGGACAAGGAAAATAATCAATGGCTACACCAGACGAAACACAACTACAAAAGGGTGCAATAGCACCTTCGCAGACAGAACAAACTGGTTCGCAAAAGGCAGTTGCATTAATTGATAATTTAATTAGTTCACCTAGTTTACCTACAGGTACAACTATAAATCCACAACTACAGAATGTGGCAACTAATGAATTAATGGCAACAAGTGGGCTTACAGGAACTACTGCGGCTGCAGTGCCGACTGCTCCAACAGCCCCAACTATAACTGCTCCAGGAACAATGACAGGAACAGCTGTAACTGCACCTACAGCACAAACTGCTGCAACTATTACACCTTCCACAGTTACATCATTAACACCGACAATGACAGCTGCAACAGGTACGGTTACTCAACCAATGACTGCAGCAACAGGTACAATTACATCTGACGCAACAGTTAAAGGTCAATTATCAAGTTTACAAACTGAAGTTGAAACCGCATTAGCTTCTGGTAATCCGTTACCAGTATGGGCAAGAGGTGCTGCAAAAGCAACTAATGCTGCAATGGCTAATAGAGGTTTAAGTGCAAGTTCAATGGCTGCTGAAGCATTGGCTGAAGGTATTATGAATTCTGCTATACCAATAGCAAAAGCAGATGCTGATACATATAAGCAAATGATATTTCAAAACTTGTCTAATAATCAGCAAGCAGCAATTACAAATGCACAAGCATATTTAAAATTAGATTTAGCTAATCTCTCAAATCAACAGCAAGCCAATTTACAAAATTTAAATACAAGACAAAATTTTATTCTATCAGATCAAGCTGCAGCTAATGCAGCATTTCAATTTAATGCAACTAGTCAAAATCAAGTTAATCAATTTTATGATAAACTAAGTGCAACTATATCTGATCAAAATGCTGTTAGAATAGATGCAATGAAAAAATTTGCAGAAGCAGAAAAAGCAAAAGTAAATGCATTAAATGCTCAAAATACAATTGCAGTTAATGAAGCAAATGCAAAAAGAGAAGATACAATAAATAGATTTAATACACAATTAGAAAATCAAAGACAACAATTTAATGTTCAAAATCAAAGAGAGATAGATCAATCAAATGTTGTTTGGAGAAGAAGTATTAACACAGCTAACACAGCAGCAGTAAATGCAGCTAATCAAGTTAATGCACAAAACCTATTAAACTTATCTAACTTTGGATTGTCAGCACTATGGCAACAGTGGAGAGATGAAGCATCATGGGTAAACACTTCTTCAGAAAATAGCGAAAATAGAAATCATAACTTAGCAATGGCAGCACTAGAAAGATCTACTGCTGTTGATCTACAGAACAAAGCATCTAAAGATGCAATGTATCAGATGATTGGTAAGTTTGGTTTTGATCTATTATTAGGATAAGGAGAATAAATGAGTATAAGTAAAATGTTTAAAGGTGCAGTTTCATCAGCAGCAACATGGGTTGGTGGTGCAATTGGTGGAGCTGTAGGCGGACCAACTGGAGCTAAAATAGGTGCTGGTATTGGTACAGCATTAGGAAGTAAAATATCAAGCTATGGGGGTGGAGGTGGAGAGTTTCAACCTATGAGCACACAAGTACAAGTACCAAGTTTTGGAAGAGGCTTACCAACAATGAGACCAGGAATGGGTAAGTATGTACCTGGCCCTAAAGTTGTAGATGCTGAAACATTAAATAAAATGTGGGAAGCTAGATTAAGTAGTTATATGGCAACTGCTGCTAAATTTGATAGAACTACAGAAGTATCAAAACTAATTAGGAGTTTAAAAGCATAATGAGAGAATTTGAAGAAGGCATAGGTAATCCATTTGATACACCAGTACCTGGTCAAAGTTTAACAGATACTCCAGGTAATTATCCCTGGGAACATTCACCACTTATAACTGATCCTGAACAAGCTACAGAATTTATTTGGGATAGATTACATAAACCAGAATTTGCAGAACAAGTTATTGCTATGCTAGATGCAGGTATACCCGTAGAAGCTCTAGGTAGAGTTATACTATTTGGTGGATTTGTAGAAGGTAAGTTTAGTCCTGATGTAGCATTTTTAATTGCACAACCAGTTATGGAAATGATTGCATCAATGGGTGTAGCAGCTGGTGTTGAAAAGTTTAGAATGTCAATGAGTGACTTAACTAATAATAAACAAATGACAGAGATTATAAAGATTAAACAAGAGAAAGAAGAGTTTGAAAAAATAGCTAAAGGCGTAAAACAAGATATTAAAAAAGTAAAAACAGAAGAAAAAGGTCTAATGACTAAACCTGAGGAGGCAGAATAATGAGTGCATTTAGAGGAATAGCTACAGGTTTTTTAGGTGGTGCTATTGAAGACAAAGCAGCAAAAGATAAAAATAAAGCAGAAGTATTAAAAGGTGCTGCACTAAATTATTTAAATAATACATATCCAGAAACTGTTGAAGCTGAAAATACTAGAAAATCAAATTTTGAAATATTATCTTCAACTTATACGCCAGAGTTTGCTAATGTAGCAGATGCATCTGGATTTACTGTAGATAAAGCATCTATGGACAGATTGGAAACATTACTTAAAACAAATAAAATAGATAAGAAAAAATTAGAGTCATCAAATTTTGCTACAGATTATAATAATAGATATGAAACAAGAGGTAAAACTTTTGAAGAAAAGTATGCACCTATATTTGAACAGATTGGTGTAAAAGAAATAGGTGGTATGGGACCTTACACAGTTCAGAGTCAGTTAGAAGGTGATACTGAAATGGATGCACCAAAAGCATCTACTACACCTATGGAAGAAAATAAAGCATTCTCTAGTATGCAAGTATCAGATTTTTTAATACCAATAGGGACTAGTATTGCACTTGATGCAAATAAATTTGCTAAAGCTGCAGAAAGTGTTAGGGGTTTTGATGAACTAATAACAATTGACCCTGTATCAAAACAGGCATCAGTTAAGTTGGGTAATAGATCTAACGAATATACAGCTTTAAGAAATATAACACAAGAGGTTTTACCTCAATTTGGAACAGGGAAAGAAGGCGAAGCAAGTTTACCTGCCGCAATATCTTTTGCTAATAAAGTTTTAGATCAAAGGGTTAATCAGGTAATTTTTGGAAAACAAACTGAAACTGGTAGAATACCAGGATTGGTAGAATTAAAACCAGATCCTAAAAATGCAAATAATATGGTAGCATCTAATAGTTTTAGTGGTGGGTTTTTAAATAAATTTTCTACTGCTCCAGAACAAAAAACTTACTTAGCACAAGGTATAAGAGATTTACCTACTTTAGAAGAGCAAAGATATTTTGCAGAAACTTTTCCTGAAGGTGTTAAGTTTAATGATGGCTCTGATGCAAAAATTTTTCTATTACAAATAACTGGATTAGCAAAATAACATGACAAAAGGATTTTCTCTTGGTGACTTCTCAGTAAATGAGCAGGCAGGGAAAGGCTCATCAGGTAAAGGTTTTAATTTAAATGATTTTAATGATAAAGTTCCTATAAATCAAGATGTAGCAAAAGAAGATCCAACTATAAAAAACTTTATACCAATTCAAAGAAATGAAGATGGTTCAGTTAAATATACTTTTGATAATATTTATGATAATCAGCAATTAGCATCCGTTGCTAAAGATTATTATACTAAAAGGGATGGTCAAGATTATGATGATAAAGAGGCTATCAAAAAATTTATAAGTGATAGAACTTGGAATCAAGCTAATACATTTGCAATGGGTAAAGAGTTTGCGTATGTAACAGGTAATAATTTTGGTGAAGATCAAAAAGCTAGACTATCTTACTTAACTAGATATTGGAGTGAGCTACCTAATTTTTATGAAGAAGGTGGTTTAGGTATGGGTCAGTTTTTTAAAAATATAGGGATAGGTATACTAGATCCTGTTAATGTATTGGGTGCTGGAGTTGGTGGTATTGTAAGTAAAGGTGTTCTTAAGAAAGCTGGACAAGCTGTTATAAAAGAGCAGATTAAAAAGGGTGTAACTAAAAAAACAGTTGCTAAAGAAGTATTAAATGACCCAATACAACTTGCTGAACTATCTAAACAAGCTAATAGATCTGCATTATTAAAAGGGTCAGGATCAATGGCAGCAGTTGATGCTGCAGGTTTTGGTACTATTGATATTGCAAATCAAGTTGTAGAAAAAGATATTGGATTAAGAGAAACTTTAGACCCTATAAGAACGGGGACAGTTGCCTTAACAGCAGGTGGTTTAGGATTCTTTGTTGCAGGTGCTGGTGGATATTTAGGTAACAAATTAATTAATTTAAGATTAGAAAAAAATGCTACTTTACAAAGTAAAAAATTAAAAGAGTTTAATAAAAAATCACCTGATAATAAAAATAAATCTGAAGCAAATAATAGTGAATTTGGTGCTCCAAAATTAACAAGTATAAGAACTAATCTAGCTGATCAATGGGATTTTATAAAAACATTACAAAAAGAAGTAACAGGTGTAGGTGGTGATGTTGCATCATTAAAAAAATTATATAAGTCTGGAGATTTTAAAACAGATCCAATATTAGAACCTTATTTTCAACTAAGAACTTTAGCAGCTTCTGGAACTAGAGCACATAATTTTATAATGGAGGGTGTATATCAACCACCAAAAGTTACAGCCAGATCTGCTAGTTATACAAAAGGAGAGAGTAAAGGTCTTCATGAAATATTAAAACCATTTGATCAATCTAATGAAGTTAATGAATTTTTAGGATATGTTGCATCTAAAAGAATGAATGCAATCGCTAAGCGTAGACCAACATTAGATAAAACATTACCCATAGATAAAGCTACAAGACAAGAGTTTATAGATTTTGGTGAATTAAGTGCATCTGCATATAAGAAAAAATATGGACAGACTTTAACTAGAAAAAATAATTTTTCAAAAGCAATTAATGATTATAAAAAATTTACTGATGAGTTATTAGAATATCAAGTACAATCAGGACTGCTTGCAAGAAAAGATGCTACAAAAATATTAAAAGAAAATCCTTTTTTTATACCACTAACTAGAGATAAAACAGCCACAACAACGGGTGTTATATCTAAAGTAGGTGAGCAAACTAGGAAATTATTAAGTATAGCTAGACCTGGTGCTGTTAAATTAGCTAAAGCAAAACAAGAAGGTGATATTAATTTATATCAAAATTTAGTAACATATACTTATCAAACTGTTTTAGCTGGCGATAGAAATAGAGCTAAGATAGCCTTTTATAATATGATTAAAAAAGGTGAAAAGCTAGGTAAGTTTGAAAAAGATAGTATTGTTAAATTAGTAACAGGTAATCAAAGAGCAAAGATAGAAAATATACCTATAGAAAGAATTAAAAAAGCATATACTAATGCTGGTGCAAAGTTTGATCCTGCAAAAGAAATACCCACAAGAATAGGTAAGCCTAGAAAAGAATCATTAGATAATTTAGATAGTTTAGATGTACTAACATTTTCTAATACATTTAGAAAAAGTGATGAAGCATCAGCTGACTTTGCTGATATTATTTATAGAAACGGTAAAGCAGAAGTATACGAAATTATTGATCCTAATTTAGCAGAAGCATTTAAAGGATTAGGTGAAGCGGGAGCTGAAAGAATACTTAGCATGTTTGGTGAGAGAGGTATATTCTCTACATATGCTAGATTTGCATCGCAGGCTATTACATATTCACCACCCTTTGTTGCTTTTAACGTAATTAGAGATACATTAGCTGGTACAGTAAACTCTGCATTTGGTATCGTAAGTGGTGGTAAAATAGGATTTGTTCCAGGATTTAGTAGTGGTAAAGGATATATAGATGCTGTAAGACACACACAAAAATATAAAGAAGCATTATTAAATGGAATGGGATATTCCTCTAGATCTGAAACAGCAAACAATGCACCTAGAAATATAAAAGCATTAATAAAGGATGGATCAACTCTAGGTATTTTTAAAAGTACAACTGATTATTATACTAATAGTATAGCTAGAATAACAGCAAAACCATTAGCTTATGGTGCAAGACAATATAAAAAATTAGTTCAATCTGCTGAATATGCAACAAGAATGGGTGAGTTTCAATTAGCAAAAGCTGCAGGATTTAGTGATATAGGTGCTGCATTTGCTGGTAGAGAAGTTGCAACAGATTTTGGTATGAGAGGATCTAGTGCATTATTAAATGCTATAAATAGAAATACGATGTTTTTTAATGCTAGTATTCAAGGTTTGTATAGAACAGGTAGAGTATTTTTTGAGCAGCCAAAAAGGGCAGCAGCTTTAGTAGCAGCAACTATTGTTGCACCAGAGATAGCATTATATCATTTAAATTCTAGACACCCAGAATATGCACAAGTACCTGATCAAGTTAAACAATTAAATTACTTAATACCTAATTATACAACTGATGAGTTTGGTAATAGAATACTAGATTCTGAGTTACCTTTTTATGCAATACCTAAACCATATGACTTAGGTGTATTTGCTAATATAGCTACAGGTTTATTAGATGGTATGTATAAAAAAAGCAGTGGCGTAACAGCAAAATATGTTGCTGAATCATTTTCTTTAATATCACCAGGCTTACCTATACCTTCTGGTGTTAGGCCATTTATAGAATTAATGTTTAATAAAAATTTTTATTCAGGTGCACCTGTTGTTGGTATATATGAAATGCAAAAATTAAGTGAATTGCAAGCAAGACCTTCAACGAGAAAAATTGCACAGAAAATGGCAAATGGTGCTAGTAATCTTGCTAACTTTATAACTATGGCTGATAAGGATACTTTAAAACCATCTATGAGTCCTATAGTTATGGATTATTTAATAGGTGCTTATTTTACAGGATTAGCACAATATCCATTTGATATTGCTAATGCACAAATTACTAATCCTGATAGTATTACACAAAAAGCTGGTAAAAAACTAGGTTTAATAGAAGATACAGATAAAATTCCTTATAATATTCCACCTTCAAAAAGGGAAGATGAAGCAGATTTATCTAGTTTTAAAAATGCAATTAGTATTGTAACTAGAAGATTTAAAGTAGCTGCCCCTATAAAAAGATCTAAATATCATGAAGAGTGGTCTGGACTTATTCAAAGAGCTAAAAAATTAAAACAAGTTGATTTTACACAAATGGATTTAAAAAAACGTAATGAATCAACTTTAATTGGATTAGGTATAAGAATTACAGATAAAATTGCAGAGGGTTTTAGGACTGGGTTAGAGCCTGAGGTTTTACAATTTGCAAAAATATCACCTATACTTACAAAAGTAGAACAAACATTATTAGAATCTAGAAGGGAAAGAAATACTATTATGGCATTAGATATAGAGCCAGAAAATAAAAGACAACAAATAGATGCATTAATAGCAGTTGAAAACCAATTATTACAATCTGTTGTAAATTCTTTAGCTGAAATAGAAGATTTAGATACTATATTTACAGATACATGGACAGATAAAATGGGAGATTTAGGTGTTATAAAAGGCACATTATTTCAAATTATATTTGGTGGTGATACAAAAGATACAGTAAAGCCAAATCCAAGGATACAAAATTAATATGGCTAAGCAACCCAAAACAACTAGTGAGCATTTAATATCATTATATGGTTATATAACAGGGTTGCGAAGAGATATCAACACAATAAAAAATAATCACCTCAAACACTTGCACCAAGACGTAGAATCCTTACATAGTAAAATAGATAAACTATTATATATTATTGTAGGTGGTCTAGGTGCTACAATACTAACACTATTAGGATTATTTACATAATGGATAAAAGACAAATAACAGATACAATAGTAATCCATTGTACACAAACTCCTGCAGATATGGATGTTGATGTAGCTAAAGTTACAGAGTGGCATACACAAAGAGGATTTGATACAATAGGTTATCACTATTTAATTAAAAGAGATGGCACATTACAAGTTGGAAGAGATGAAGACGCTGTAGGTGCACATGCTGTTGCAGTTAATGGTACATCAATAGGTGTGGCATTAGTTGGTGGTGGCACAGCTGATATGGGTTGGGAAAATAATTTTACACCTATACAGTTTGATACATTAAAAAGTATCATATTAAAATTAAAAGATAAATATGATATAGAAAAAATTATAGGTCACTATCAAGTAGAGGCATCTAAAGAATGTCCTTCATTTGATGTGCCAGGATGGTTAATAAAAAATGGCGTGGTTTAGTTTAGCAAAAATGGCTTTACAGGCTGGTGGTAAAATATATGCCAACAGACAGAAAGCAAAAGTAGCAATGTCCGATGCACAATTATTGCATGCAGAAAGACAGGCCCGAGGTGAGGAGGCTTACCAGGGTAAATTACTAGAGGCAAGGCAAAACGATTATAAAGATGAATTTGTACTCGTTATAATTTCAGCCCCTATTATAGTTTTAATGTGGGCCGTTATGTCAGATGATCCAACTGCGATGGAGAAAGTAAAATTATTTTTTGAGTACTTTCAATCACTTCCATCATGGTTTACCAATCTTTGGATTTTAGTTGTCGCTAGTATTTTTGGTATAAAAGGTACACAGATTTTCCGTAACGGAAAAAAATAATGTCTAAATCAGAATACCAGGATCTCATAGCTGAGTATAAAGAGCAGATTAGAATCTTAAAACAAGAGGTTGCTGAACTGCAAGATGCTGGTAAATCTAAAGATTCTGCTAATAAAAGAACATTACAGAAATTAGAGAACATAACAGATGATTTAGAGAAAGCCCAACAAGAACTAAAAGAACTAAAGGAAAAACAAGATGGAAAAAATAAAACAAGCAATAAAGAATCTGATAGCTAAAATTAAAAAATTCATTTTATCTGGCTATGATAGATGAAAATAGTTTTAGTATTAGTCTTATGTTCAAGTGTAAACATGGTATGTTTACCCCCTATACCTTATCCTAAAGAATTTAAGGATGAGTATAGTTGTTTATTGAAAGGCTATACTGAAGCTAGTAAGTTATTAAAAAGTATTGGTAGAGAAGACGTTAACAAAGAAGGTATATTCTATAAGTTTGATTGTATAGAGATTAAACCTGAAGAAGCAGATACATAATATGAGATCCCTCGTTATATTATTTACATTATTATTTACAACCTTTGCACATGCAGGTAGCACCCAATCTAATGTGAGTGGGTCTAATACTGCTATTGAAGGTGGATACACATCATCTACAACTTACGAATCAGGATCTAGCTCTGCTTCTACGACAAGTAATACAACTAATTCTAATGTTAGATCTGCACCACCATCGGCATATGCACCAGGAGTAAACTCATCAGGTATTGATGTGTGTTCTACAGGAGCTAGTATGGGTATCCAAACATTTGGTTTGGGTGTATCGGGTGGTAAATCTTTTAGAGATGAAAATTGTGAAAGAATTAAACTATCAAGACAATTAGATAGTATGGGTATGAAAGTTGCTGCAGTTGCTTTGCTATGCCAAGACCCTAGAGTATTTGAAGCAATGATTCATGCAGGCACACCATGTCCATATCAAGGCAAAATTGGTAATGAAGCTAGTAAACTTTGGAAAAAATACGATAAATTAAGACCAGACTATAACCAATATACTAAAGATTTAAAAGTTGTTAAAACTATAGATAAGAATGATGATAAAATTACTATTAAAAAGTTGCCTAATACTAGCGTTAATAACAAACCTAGGTAATTCACAAGAGATAACAACAGGTAATTTACTTCCCAACGCAGGACAAGGTGCTTCAAGTGCACAAAGTGTAGATAATACTATTGATAAAATAGGTAATTCATTTGAGCAGTTTACCTCATCTAATGCAACTAATTTTAGTTCTGAAGTAGAAGTTACAGGCACAGGTAAATTATCTTACAGTAGTACACTACTAGATATAACTACAGGCAGTGATACTACTACGCAAAATAAATTAAATAATGGTATAACATTACAAGGTAATACTGTTGTACAAAACTGTGAATGGTCGCAATCAGCTTATGCTTGTGGTAATAGAGGTACAGGAAGAGATAGTTATAGCACTAAAATACAGATATTAGATTCAAATAATAGTTTATTGTCAGAGACAAATCAGATAAGAAATAATGACTCAGGCTATAATAGTAATGCGTTTAAATATACAGATACATTAATATTTAATAATACAGGTGCTAATAAATTTAACTGGGAATGGACAGGTATTGATGGTCAATCAAATCCTGGTAATCTTGGTGGCCCTAATTTACTAGGTGCTAATTTATTTATGACATATGACAACTCTGTATTAGAAGCAAGTGTCACAGAAGAGCTACATGCTATAACAAAAAACTTGACAGAATCTGTAAAAGAGGTTATAATAGAAGAAAAGGTAAAGGTAAAAGCTGCACCAGTTTTATCTACAGCTACACCAGCTGTAAAAACAGCACCTGCACCAGCCCCTAAAACTACTGCCCCTGCACAAAAAACAACTATGGCAAGTAATGCACCTAAATCTACTTCTAGTTCAACAGCTACAGCTAGCACAAAAACTACAACAGCTAGCAAATCAAATGAAACAAAAAAGCCTGAAGAAAAGAAATCCAATAGCAGCCCTACTAAAACTGCCACAGCTAAGAAAGAAAGTAGTAAAGAGCAAAAAAGTGTACAATCGAAATCAGGAGAAAGTACGACAGCAAAAGCTGAGTCACAGTCAGGACCTGTAGGTATTGATACACAAATGGCTAAAGTAGATAGTGAAGTTAAAGATATAGGAAAAAATTTAGAGATTAAAAATGTTATTAAATTAAAAGCTATGACTAATAATGAAATGATTGTAGCATATAACGTACCATTTTATAAAGAAAAAGAATTATACAAAGATCAATTAAATATATTTGATAAACCAATATATCAAAATAAAACTTTAGGTTCATATATACTTAATGA